TGGTTCAGGGATATATGACGAACTGCAGGTTCAAACCTTTAACGGTAACGTAACTGCTGACAACACGACTCTTTTAGATTCATATATTGCACCTTGTTTAAAGTATTATACATTGGTCGAGTCAATGCTTCCGATGACTTTTAAGTTTTTAAACAAGTCCGTAAGTTCAAGACAGGCAGAGTTTGCTCAACCTATCACTCCGCAAGAGTTAACTCTAATCGAGCAGAGATACAGAGATAAGGCTGAGTATTATGCTGAAAGATTGCGTAACTTCTTGAAGGAGTACCCACAAATTTATCCTAAATATTTAAATCCCGGTAGTGGCTTCGATGTCATCAAACCAAAAAATACGGCTTTGTTTGGTGGTATGTACTTACCAGGTAACAACGATGATTGCTTTTCAAACTATGACTTCCCAGAAGAATAAATGGCGGCTCAAAAACGAACAGAAACTAATCAAACTTTATGACGTTAAATCAGATTATCCAAAAAATTCAGACTCAGGCAGAATCTCACAAAATGGTGGGAAAGTTCGCAGTCGGAGCTGACTTTGATTTTGCAGTTGAAGAGGTTAAATACTATCCTTTGGTTTGGTTAGTTCCTAACGGTTTTCAATTTAACACCGAAACAAGATTAGTGACTTATAACTTTGAACTTATGGTAATGGATAGAGCCTTTGAAAGTAGCTCTAACACTATCGAGGTGCTTAGTGATAGTGCGGGTATTATTTTAGACATTGTCACACTTCTTAGAAGAAACGTGACTGAAACAGATTTTGAATTAATTGTAAATGCAGCAGCAGAACCATTTTTTGATAGCAGCACAGACGTTGTTGCTGGTCATTCTATTAGTATTAGCGTTAACACGCCCTACCTCGAAAGTTACTGTGACATCCCCACCTGATACGAGTAGGCTAATAATTATCAGAGAAATCTATGAGATTGAAAAAAAGCATGACAGTATTTACAAAGTCTTTGCTGATAGCATTACTTCTGTTAACACCACAGAGAGTTTATTGTCAATTCTCAGACACCACGATAAAAGAGATTAATTTGCGTCTGTTAGAACTTCACAAATGCCGCCAAAAACAGGAAAAATTCATGCAGTTAGCATCACAAGATAGTGCAACAATTCAAGAGCAGCATACACAAATAATCAAATTAAAGAACGACAACTTTGAAATAAAAGGTCAACGCAACAGATACAGAGATTTTTGTATTTTAAGTTGGTCTGTTTTGATTTTGTCTATATTACTATGAAGAACAATGTACACCGTTTCGATGCAGAATTTAAACCTAAAAAAGTACTACTCATCTCTGACATCCATTGGGATAATCCCAAATGTGACCGTGATATGCTTAAACGTCATCTTGACCAAGCGAAAGAGTTAGGAGCAGACATCTTATTTAATGGAGATACTTTTTGTTTAATGCAGGGTGCTTATGATCCTCGTAAAAGCAAAAACGACATAAGACCTGAACACAACAAAGCAAACTATTTAGATGCGGTTGTAAACGATGCAATTGAGTGGTTTTCTCCTTATGCTCATTTGATTAAAGTTATAGGCTACGGAAACCATGAAACAAACATTTTAAAACGTCAAGAAACAGACGTAATTGATAGATTTGTTTTTGGTTTAAATTCTAAGAATGGTACAAATGTAGAAGTAGGCGGTTACGGTGGTTGGATAGTCTATAATTTTATAAGACACGGCACACAAGTAAACTACAAGATAAAGTATATGCACGGATTCGGAGGTGGTGGAGCAGTTACCAAAGGAACAATCCAATTTAACAGAATGTCTACTTACGTTGAAGGTGCTGACATGATTTGGATGGGACACGTACACGAAGACCACGAACTTACCTATACCGTTGAACGAATTACATCTCATTTAAATGTTGAATTAAGAGACATTTTAATGATTAGAACTGCAACCTACAAAGAAGAATATAATCAGGGCAAAGGCGGTTGGCACGTTGAACGTGGGGCATCTCCTAAGCCTACAGGCGGTAGGTGGTTAGAATTACATCCGCAAAGAACCAAAAAAGAAGGGCAAGAACTTGTTAAAATAAACGCTTTCACTTATAAAACACTATGAGAGTAAAAGTAAACTTTGTCTTCCAAGAAGAAAACATTGATCCAATTTACAAAAAGTTGGGTTTAGAAATGGATGCAGACGCTTTTGAGATAGTAGAAGAAGGGTGGTTAAACCTAAATCATGTCATCGCTGCGTCAGAGTTTTATGAACTTACACAAGTTTATTGCACAGGTGGTCACACTTTTTTAATAGATTTGCCGTTAAATGAATTTGAAGCACTATGGACGTAGTTAACAAACCTGCACACTATCAGGGTAAAGTAGAAGCCATAGATGCTATTGAATCAGCAATGACAAATGAAGCATTTAAAGGTTATGTACACGGTAACTGCATTAAGTATCTTATGCGGTATACTCGTAAAAATGGACAAGAAGATTTACTCAAAGCACAATGGTATCTCAACAAACTTATTGAAATCAATGGCAAGAATAGAACTCTCTAATATCGACTACATCCTAAAGTGGGAAGGCGGTCTAAGTAAGCACAAAGCTGATACTGCATCAAGACACCCAGTACCTGACGGAAGCGGATATCACACGAACAAAGGAATTACTTGGATGGTTTGGAAAGGTATTTTCGGAACTACAAATGAGTCTATTGAATCTTTTTACAAGATGCCTAAAGACAAATGGATTCAAGTCTATCAGAGATATTGGGATGGTTTAAACTGCACGAAAATCGAATCTCAGATTATAGCTGAATTTTGGGCAGACTTTGCTTGGGGTTCAGGCATAGGCGGTTCATCACGTCAGTTGCAGCGTTTTTTGAACTCTCACGGGTTCAATTTGAAAGTTGATGGCAAGATAGGGCAATTCACAATTAGTGCCTTAAATAGCCTTATTGAGCGTCACGGTGAGAAATGGGTTTTTGAATCTTGCTACTCTTGGAGGGTTCACTTTCTTCAAAGCCTAACTTCATTTAAAGACTTTGGCAAAGGTTGGATAAATAGATTACAAGACTTCTATATTTACGCACAAAGACGTTGGCAACCTTAGACGACATAGGCAAAAAATTTAGCGACTTCAATCCTGCTGGTGACAAAGGGATTCAAGGCATACTCCAAAATTGGGGCAATGAGTTAATTTCTAAATTTCGTGCTAATCTTCAGAAGAACAAATCACTTGCATCACGCAGACTTTACTCTGAAATAGAGCCTGACATTTCACCAACGAAAACAGGATATAGTCTACAAATTAAAATGCTTGACTATTACAAGTGGGTTGAAGACGGTAGACCACCGACAAAAACAAATACGCCATCTAACCCAACTCTACAGAAATCTCTCGAGCAATGGATCATAAACAAAGGAATCCAAACTCGCACATCCAAAAATCAATCACGAGCGGCATCGGTTAAGAGCCTTGCTTATGTAATCGCAAGAAAGATTCACAGAAAAGGAACTAAGGCACGTCCTTTCATTTCTCCTGCATTGAATGACAAGATGTTGCAGACTCTTTCTGACAGAGTAGGCAAATATATCGCTGATTCTTTAGCGTCATAGTTCTGTAAATAAAGAAAAATATTTTTCTATTATAGAAATTTATTTTATCTTTGCTGCATGGAACTACAAGAAATCATAAATCTTATTAAAGTAAAAAGAAAGCACGGACTTGTGAAACGAGTATCCGAGCAAACAGGCGTGTCTATGCCTACCGTTAGAAAGTATCTTGACGGTGACGTTATTAATCCTAAGGCTATGTTAGTAATCAAAACTGCATTAGAGGAGGTTTCAAGATGAAAGTCGAAGTAAACGTATATGTACACGACAAAGAGGTTCAAGTAGTCTTTGATGACACTTTTACTTTTATATACGACAGAATGGAAGTAGAAGACGCAATCATTGAACACTATTTCAAGAAATTTGAAGAGGTTATTTCTAAGGATGAAGACAGTAGTCCTTACGAGGTAACTTACAGAGTTGATTTAGAGCATATCAAAGAACACGAACTATACAGAGTAATTCAAGAGACACTATGAAAACATCAGAGAAAATCACAAACTTAACGAAGGCAATGTTTTGCTTTCAAACAAAAGTATCAGCAGTTAAGAAATCTGCTAACAACCCACATTTTAAATCAAAGTACGCTGACCTATCGGCTATTCTTGAAGTCATTAACCCTATCATGATAGAATGCGGTCTACTGGTTACACAACATCCAAA